TAGAGGGTACGCGGCCTCCTGTGGATAGTCCGCAGTCGCAGATGAGCCAGACTATGCTGGCTGACATGTTTGCCCAGCAGGCGCAACAAATGGATTTCCAAAATCGAGAACAAGCAGCATGGAAGTCTGCGGGTTTGGGTTCAGCGTCTGATCCAAGTTCCAACATGTTGGGCGGCATAGGCGGTTTTCTTGGAAATGTTTTGTCTGCCCGACAGAACGCGCCAACTGCGCTGCCATATGCGCAGGCGGGGCAGTTATCAATGAACGCAGCGAACAACCTGTCTACGGAGCAAAAGATTGCTTTGGCGCTGTTAGCAGGGGCGGTGACGGGCGGTATGTCTACTCCGATGATGGTTCCGGCGTTGGGCATTGGTGCCGGATTGGCTGCCGGGTAATGGCTTGGCCCGATGTCACCCAGCGCGTAGTGTTAGGACCGGCGTTTGACGGCGACGAAGATCAGGAGTGGCGTGAGGAAGCATTTGGTGAGCGTCCCGTGTTGGGTCCGTGGGGTGATCCGTTTCACAACGAGGAACCTTTGGAGTGCGGTTTGGAGGACCCGGAGGTGTGCGAGTCGTGTCAGTGAGGGAGTGGGTGATGTGCGGGACAGTATTTGTCCTGTTCGCGTGTGTTGCCTTTACGGTTTGGGGTTTGGGTCGGACGTTACAATCGTTGTTCGATTAGATGGGCAGGATGACTAAGTTTGTTGTGGCTGTGACGGGCTTGTTGGTGGCGGTTGGTACGCTGATTGGGACGATCAGTATGAATCTTGGTCGGTCGCCGTCGCCTGAGGGGGTTACTATTATTTTGAATAGCCCTGAGGCGTATGCTGAGTTCCTTGCGGATCATCCTGCGGGATGAGCCGTCTGACTGAACTCCAGCAGGAAGCCGAATGGCGACACTGTTGCGAAAGCGAATCTTACTTCCTGCAGAACTACTGGCATATCGCCCATCCGGCGCAGGGAAAGATCCTGTTCAACCTGCGTAACGCACAATCGTCGGCGCTGCAGCATTGGGACGACAACCGGTATTCTCTGACCCTCAAGGCTCGTCAGATTGGGTGGACGACGCTTGTAGCAGCACACCAGTTCTGGTTGGCGTTTTTCAGGGACGATCAGAACATTATTGACCTGTCGCGTACGGAACGCGAATCGGTGCTGCTGCTACGGAAGACGAAATACGGGTTTAAGCATTTGCCGGACTGGCTGGTGGCTCGTGGACCCGATTCGTTGATGGAGCATCAGCAGAGGATGGCGTTCAGTAACGGTTCGCAGATCACTTCGATGCCGTCTGCTAGCGATCCGGCTCGTGGCGAGTCCGCTAGCCTTGTTGTTGTTGATGAGTGGGCGTTCTTGCCCAACCCGGAGGAAGCGTGGGCATCTATTGAACCGGTGGCCGATGTCGGAGGCCGAATCATTGGTCTTAGTACGGCGAATGGAAGCGGAAACTTCTTTCACGAACTGTGGGTGGGTTCGTCCACGGGGACGAACAGGTTCGCTCCCATGTTTTTTCCGTGGTCTGCGACGGAGGATCGGGGCGAGTCGTGGTATCAGTCGAAGAAAGAGTCGATGTTGGCGTGGCAGTTGGCTCAGGAGTACCCGACGACGCCTGAAGAGGCGTTCATCAAGTCCGGTAACCCGGTTTTTGACTTGGATGTGTTGGAAGCGATGAATAGCACGGTCGAAGAGGGTCAGATGGGTTATTTGTGGGAGCCGTATCCCCGTACAGTGGAGTTCCGTAAAGATGCTCACAGTTTGGCGTGAACCGGTATCGAAACGCCCGTATTGTGTCGGGGTTGATACTGCTGAGGGGCTAGTACACGGCGACTATTCGTGTGTTCAGGTGTTGGATGTGCGTTCGGGGGAGCAGGTTGCGGTGTGGCATGGGCACATTCCGCCGGATACGTTGGCGCACGAGGTGTACCGGCTGTCGTTGTGGTATAACGACGCGTTGGCGTGCGTGGAGTCGAACAATCATGGTTTGACGACGATCACCCAGTTGCGGAATTTGGGGCACCCGAACCTGTTTCGGAAACGTAGCCTGAATCAGGCGACTACTAGAGTGTCGCAGGAGTTTGGTTGGAAGACGACTCGCACGACGAAGCCGTTGTTGATTGACGATTTGGGGATGGCGTTGCGTTCCGACGAGTTGATTATCCACGACCGGTTCACTTTGGGCGAGTTGAGGACGTATACGCGTAATGAGCGGGGAACGATGTCGGGTTCGCCGCATGATGACCGTGTGATGGCGTTGGCTTTGGCTAATCAGATGCGCCAGTACGCGTTCATGCCCGAGTTTGCGCAAAAAGTGGACGATTACTGGACTATTGACTGGTGGGCGCGGCTTGCCGGAAAAACGGACGATGACGCGAATCCGTTCGTTATCGGCGCAAATAACGTCCGTGGGACAGTCTGATCTATTTCTTTAGAGACTATTTGGAGGTTTTATGTCAGCAGCAGGCAAGTTCGTTTCGCACACCAACGGTACCCGTACCGTGGATGGCGCTTCGGGCACGAACAACAAGATGGAGCGTGGTGGTTCTGTCGTGACTAACCCGATTTGGGAACCAGCCGCCCCGAACTCGCCAAAGGAACGTCTTAGTAGCCCGAAGTACGCTTCTCAGACTGGCGGCTACGGCGAGGTGACGGTGCGACAGACTCCTCACAACCAGCATGGTACGACGGGTCAGGTTGAGCCGGGTAAGCCACAGCCGGACCTGAAGGGTCACAACGCTGCACCGCACACCAAGCGTCCGTAACCGTGGCAATCCTCCCCCGGGAGGCGACCTACGCAGAGTTCCGCGAATACATCGTGGATCTGCGTGGGCCGTTGGCCTGCGCCGAGTTGGATGAACTATGGGAACGGCGTCAGAAACTACTTGGCGTAAAGTTCGCAACTGGTCGGGGTTTCCGATCCCAGTTGCCTCCCGAGGAGCAGCATCTAAGCAGGGAAGAACGCGGCCAGAAGGCGGCGATAGAAGCGAAGGCAGCGGGTCGAAACATCGAACGCCTGCCGGATAAGGCGTACTTCTAGTGGCTCGTAAAAGTAAATCTGACCGGTTTGAAGACACCAAGCGTCGAATAGACGCCGCTACACGGTGGCGCGACGAAATGGGTTACGACAACCTATGGCGCCGCATGACCGATCTGTACCGTGGGAAGCATTGGCCCCGTGGGGCTGTTACTCCCGAGGACATGATTACGGTCAATTTGGCTTTCAGTACGATCAACGTGATCGCCCCGTCTGTGTCGGTGAATCATCCCAAGATCGTGGTGACACCGAACACCGAGGAGAATCAGGACCGCGCTGCTTTTGTCGAGGCTGTAGTGAACCATCTGTGGCGGCATCACGACTTCCGTAAGCCGTTCCGGCGTGCCGTGAAGGATTTCTTGATCTTCGGCCACAGTTGGATCAAGGTCGGATGGCAGTTCTTGGAGCAGGAGCGCACGCTTAGCGATGCGGAACGCGAGGAAATGCTGGAAGAGGCTTTGGTGGAGGCCGACGCTTTCGCCGCTGAGGAGCCGATGCTGGCGGGGGGTTTGCCGACGGATGATGAGATGGCTGCCAACATTCCGCAGACGGCGATGATGGTGGTGGAGGATCAGCCGTTCGTGGAGCGCATTTCGCCGTTCGATATTCTTGTTGACCCGGAAGCGACGTGCATAGAGGATGCCAAGTGGATTGCGCAGCGGATCGTTCGACCGTTGGAAGCAGCGCGAACTGATCGGCGTTACAAAGCGTCGGCACGCAAAAACTTGTCTGCGGACTCGCTGTTGTATTCGATGTATTCTGTTTCTACCCGGCAGGAGCAGGAAGAGTACCTTGACACCGAGGAACGGTGTGTCGTGTACGAATACTACGACATTACGGAGAACACGTTGAGCGTGTTGCCGCAGTCGGGGGACCAGTTCTTGATCGACCCGATTGCGATGCCGTACGCGTACGGGCAGCCGTTCGTGATGATGCGCAACTATGACATTCCCGACTACTTCTACCCCATGGGGGATTTGGAGGCTTTGGAGTCTCTGCAGCAGGAGTTGGACAAGACGCGTTCCCAGATGATGAACGCCCGGAAGCGTTACGCCCGCAAGTACCTGTATCACGAGCGGTCGTTCGGACCGGAAGGCCGGGAGGCTCTGGAGTCCGATACTGATGGCCGGTTGGTGCCGGTGGTGGATGAGAACAAGCCGTTGGGAGAAACGGTTGTTCCAATGCCACAGACGCCGTTGTCGCCAGAAATCTACAACATGTCGGAGATTGTGGAGGCTGACATCAACACGGTTTCCGGCGTGTCGGAGTATGCGCGCGGTCAGATGCCGGAGATTCGCAGAACAGCAACAGAGGCGAGCATTATCGCTGACGCAGGTAACGCTAGGGCTGCCGACAAGTTGGCGACTGTAGAGTTGGCTATTGCCCAGATCGGTCGTCGGGTAATCCAGTTGATGCAACAGTTCATGACTGGGGAACAAATGGCTCAGGTCG